GGAAAGCAAATTAACAAACGGGATAGACTCATTAGGATCACGAGATGCAAACTCGTCTTCTTCTGAATCATCCTTCTCCATCTCGTCTTCAATAGCTTCCTCGGCGTTAGCTTTGACTTCAATCTCGTCAGTATCTGCTTTTTCCTCAATATCTTCAACAGTTTTTTCTTCTGTTGCTTCTACTTCAGTTTCAGCAGTAACTTCAAGTTCTGTTGTTTCTACTTTAACTTCTTCAGCTTTAGTTTCAACAACTTCCTCAGATTTTGAGTTACTCATTGCTTCCTCCTCGGTTGGAGACATTGGACGTTCGTTTATAACCTCGCCCTCCTCCATGTTGTGGACTGGAACACCAGACATGGTAATATCATGTGTATGACCTTCGGCCTCCAACACAACACCACCAATGATTTTATGAGCATGGTTTTTCATGTGCGATGCGTAGGTCGTTACACCATTACCTTTTTCGTCCATTTCGACTGTGTGGTAATGACCGTCGCTCATATCGGTGATTCCTGCTTTTATTTTACGCATCATTTTTACTTCTTCTTCAGAAGCTGTTTTTAAAGATTTTTTAAATTCGTTGTACTCATCTTCATTGTCAAAAGATTTACGAATCGAAAATAATGAATCTTGATTGCAAGGTACAGAGACAACTGAAATTTCTAACAGCTCAACATCTGTAATCAACATAGAATCATCTTCACGATTATATTTACCATCTTTTACTCTGAATCCAACGGAAAAGCTCTTAAGAGCTCCATCTCTAATGAGTGTCTGAACGCCGTGATTTTTTTCAGCAGCATCACTCACAGTTCCTTCTACATAAATGCCTTTCTTATCAACCTTTACTTGGTCAAAGCGTCCAATTGGACAATCATGCTTGTGCTGATAAAGCATAACAGGATTTCGGAGAAAGTTATTTACTCCTTTAGCCCATGCTTCTGCTGTTACAACATCACCAGCACGATCTTTAACGATAGTATTAGCATAACCCGCGATTTTAAGACCACGAGTTTTTTTAGAAATGCCTTTATTTTCGAAAGCACTGTTAAGATAAAATGTTTTATTCATTGGGTACTTCCTCATTAATAGATTCCTCGGATGAGGGTCTTCCACCTTGAGTAGCATCTGTAGCGCTACCTGTGATGTTTTGTGGTACTCTTATGTTATCATTATTTTCAAGTTTTGGAAATCTTAATCCTTCACGAGCTTCATTTGGGGTAATAATTCCTGTATTAACCAGAGTAGAGTAATATACAGCCTGTGTTCTATTATCTGGTTGAAGTGCAGGAACTGAAAGCTTGTCTGGACGAACAGTAACTCCCCCATTAAAGAAATGTTGAAACGCGGAACAAAACTGAGTTAACATAGGTAGAATAGTATGTTGATAGTACAACTTTTGATTAGCATCAATGTTTGCATTATTACCTGATTTTAATAAAACATAAGGCACGCCAAGAGCTTTAGACATATCTTGTTGAATACGTTCAATTGAATTTTCAAAATCAAGCTGGTCGAAAGACTTTGTTGAGAATTCATCAATCTTTAAACCGCCGTCTAAAATTGCAGGATTACGAGCACCATCAAAAAGAGTTGTATAGTTAGATCTCCAAGATTCTAATAGACGTTCTTTGACTCGTTTTGATAAAATATTGTCTGTAGTAAGAACAAAACCTGGAAGAGCATTATTTTTAAAGAATTGACGTTGGAACTTAATCATGTAGAAGTAAAGCTCCATTAAATTTAGAATAGGTTTAAGCTTTGATGTGCCTCTAAAAATTGAATTTTCATTCTCATTCATAACATGAATTATTTCTTGTGGAGCAAACTGAATTGATTCAGCCTTACGTGTTTGAGCACCTCTTCCAAAGCCATAATAATCACTTTGTTGTTGGTTTGATACTATATAGTTATAATGAGAAACAAAAGTTTTTGAATCTGGGACTACTTCCACATCATTTGCTGGGAGAAGGTAGAGATCTGCTCCATCGTAGTAAAAGAAAGCGTTACCATCTAAATGAAAGTCTAAAAAAGCACGCCTAAAAAATCTAGCTCGGTCTTCAAAGGGGTTCGGTTTTACATTAAGTATCTTATTTACTTTTTTTGAAGCACCACCATCAACTATGAGCGGAATCTCATTCATGGCATTAATATTCATTTCAACTGCACGATGGACAACCTCAATCTCACGATAAGCTTGTTCAAAATCTACAATTGTTTCGGGAAGTGCAAAAGGTTCTAAAGATGAGATTGAGGGTTGTGCTGGATTAAGCTTTTCAGCTGCCCATTCTCTCCAAGTCTTTCTATCTTCATCTGCCATTTTTTTCTCTCTGAATTTCTAACCAGTTTTTAATTTTTGGTACTAAATGATTTGAATATCTTTGACCATATATAGTGTGTAACCTCACGTGGTGAGATTTACACAAAGTATAAAGATTATGATGGTCTAAACTTTCCTTACAGTCTATAGCAAAATTCTCACGAAGGGAAGTAATTTTTTCAACAGTATCAATTTCACTCACCTTATTTTCTGCGCACCAGTTTTCAAATAGTTGACTGACTGAAAACAGATGATGAAGTTCTAATTTTTCTGTTGAACCGCAAATATAACACTCATCTCGTAATTTATAATCTTTTTTAATATAATCTCTTATATATTTTATTGGAAATCTTTTTAATTCAGACACTGTTGAAGCACCTCCCAGCGCAGTTTAAAGTGGTCAGGATGACGATTAAGACCTACATTTCCTTCTGGCAAATTTAATACCTTACCAACTACAGTATCTAGATTTTCAAGTTTATAATATTTTTTGACTAAATAACTTACAACTATATCATCACCCCTCTTTAACCCTTTAAAAGTCAGTAGATCTTCTTTTATGGCATCAAGAGCTTCTTGTTTTACCATTAAAACAGAACCCACAAGAAAATCAACACGTGAATTATTACACCAATGATCTCGTAAATCATTATATTTTTTAGCCTTATCTACACCTGATTTTCCATAAATACCTATTAGCGGTTGATTTCTTCGCTTTAACTTTTGTATTAATAAAGGAGAAGGAACTAAATCATCATCTAATATTAATTTAAAAGGCTCTGTATAGTTATAACACTGTAACCAACGTTCTATGCAATATTTATTACTGTCATTATTTATTACCGTTACCTTACGAGAACGATACTCAAAGGTTTCATAAGGATTATTATTTATAACAGTTATTGGAACAGTTCGATGAAATGCATCACAAATAGCACGAACATTATCAGGTCTTTTGTAGTTTAAAACAATTATTCTAAGCATAAATTGATATATTACTCATTTTCTGATGTGTATAAATAGCATATCTTACTGCGTCACAAGGATGCGATGCCCAATCATGAATTGGTTTTGGGTTTTCTGTATTAGGATTCCACTTATAAGAACTCATTGCAGAAAAAGTATGGCGAGCTCCCTCTGTATCAAAGAAAAGTCTATCTTGTTCTATCAATACTTGAATAGAATTTATCCCATCATTTACTGATTTAATAGCGTTCTCACAGTAGATGTCATAATCATAAGCAAAATCAGCTTTTACCTGTTGTGCTGCAGAGTCTATATAAATAGTATCTATTCCCCATTCATTAATTTTTTCTTGTATTTCAGCTGCTAGTTCAGATGTTGTAGATTCTTTTGAGACGAACTCATCAATAATAAAATAGTTATCTCCATCTGTACCAATCACGACAAATACATTTTCATCACGATAGCCTACATCAAGTCCTCCTATAACTTCAGCAAATCGTTCTCCAATATAATCACCTACATGTTTTTCTTCATCTAAATCAAGATAAATTTGAGATTCAGTCGTAGTCCACTCACACTCGTACTCTTGAAGATAAAGAGCTTTGGTAATAGAACGTCGAGCTTCGTCTACGTCTTTTTCTGAAAGAAGTGGATTAGCTCTCCAAGTATGTATTGAAGAGGACCAATCTGGATATTCTGGATCTTCTCCACGTAAAAAATACTCATATAGATAGTTGCCTTTGCCACGAGGTGTAGAAATCCATAAACAACGAGAATCTGTAAAAGTTGACAGTGCAGGACGTAAATCTCGCGTATAATACTCATCATTAGGAATAATTGCAGCTTCGTCTACAATTAAGAGGTTTGCTGCACGACCTACTAGTGAATCTCGGTTATTAGCTGAAAGCAACCTAAAAACTGAGCCATTTATTAATTTCACCACCTTATCTTTTTGGTTGAAACGCTCAACTTCAATATCAAGTTGTCTAATTAAGTCTGTAACATAATCCCAAATAATTGAAGAAAGAGAAAAGTTAGGAGCAACAACCATAACTTGTTGACCAGGCTCTAAAAGTTTAGCAAATGCTAGAATAGCAGCTGCATAAGACTTACCAGTACGACGTGCAGCAATATGCACAACAAATCGGTGAGAGTCTAGATTTTCAACCATTGCCCATTGAGACTCATTAAATTGAACTGGGTTTGGAAGACGATCTAGAAGACGTTGAATTTTAATACGAAAAAATTTATCTGACATTACCTAAAATATGGAATTATCATTGAGAGAAGGGAAATTAAAGCTGCTGTTACACCGCCTATCCATAGCAGAGTTTTGAGAGAAGTTTTGCCTTGTGTTGCCATTTCACTGATTGTGTTTAGTTTTTGCTCCATTTTATCCATACGGCTTTCAAACCGCTCAAACATTATAACAATTGTATTATAACGTTCTTCACAAACAGCTTCGTGAGCTGATATCAAAGACTTATTAGACTGTGAACGCTCATGCAGCCTATCTATATCAAGTTGTATTTGATCTAATTCGCGCTCAGTATCTGACATTGTGTCTCAAGTCTTAATAATATAGTTTACTACTTCGCTCGGTAGAGTAGTATTAACTGTAAAAGAATTAACACTTAGAGAAGGAACTGTAAGTGCAGGGATTGATAGAGCTGGAATAGAAAGAGCTGGGATTGAAAGAGCAGGTACAGAGTGTGTATGGCTCGAACCAGCTAAGTTCCCGACTCCATGCGTATGACTTGAACCAGCTAAGTTTCCAACTCCATGCGTATGGTTGTTAACAGTTAACGAAGGTATCGTCAAAGCTGGAATTGACAAAGCTGGTACTGTAAGTGCAGGGATTGTGTGGGTGTGGTTTGCCTGAGTAATTGAAGCAATTGCTGACGTTACAGAGGAGTCTTTTGCAGACGCAGCAACTGTTACGTTAGTCGGAGTTAAATCACCAGCGCCATCTGCGCCTGTAGTTCCTGTTCCTGTATTACCTGTTCCTGTATTACCTGTTCCTGTGCTATCCGCCGCAGTAGTTGCTGTTGAGTTAGCTGTAGATCCTGTAATAGTAACTCCAGAGCCATCAGTGTCTCCAGTTATAGTTACGCTTGAACCGCCCGACGTAGCTGTACCAGTGTTACCAGTACCTGTATTTCCAGTTCCAGTATTAGCTGTGCCTGTATTAGAAGCTGCAGTGGTTACTCCAGTTTTTGAAGCTGAGGTAAGAACTGAAGAAGCACCCGCAGATCCTGTAGTAGTGCCAAGTGTGGCATTGTTAGTTCCTTTGCCGAGTGGAACTTTATCTCTTAAATCAGGAACATTAAAGGTTGTTGAACCATCTCCTACACCAAAAGTAGTTGAGATTACAGCAAAAAGACGAGCATAAGTTGTGCGCGATACAGCTGAATTATCACAGAGTAAGTAACCTGTTGGAGCTGCTGCACCACCATATGCCATAATAGTTCCTGCTGGGATAATCTCAGCTCCACCTGCAGTAGAACCGTCATGAATTCGAATGTTGTTAGTATCTGTATCGAGTGTTATCTCACCAACTAGACCTGTATAGCCGTTGTTTTGTGCTGAGGTTCCTCGTCTAAATTGTAGCTGTGTAGCCATCGTTTACTCCTTATAGTGTTCCTAAATCAAAAATGCCTGTAACTGTAAATGTGTTAGATGAATTAGTGCCTATCGCTACATTTGCCGTAAAAGTGCTAGATAAAGTAATTGTATTAATTGACACGGCGATATGTTCAGGCAGTGATTCTAGATACCTGCTGAAGTTAAAAGTGCCTCCAGACCCAGCAGTGCCATCACCAATTTGTTGATACATTTGATCATTATAAGCAGAATATACAAATCTATTTCTTAGATTAGTGCCTTCAATATTACCAAATATAGCTTGTCCATTAGCAGTAAAACTGCCCATCTGAGTACTACCACCGATAGTAAGATTACCAGTTGTTGTACCGTTACCAACTGTAACAGTAGCATCATCAGTGATTTCAAACTTTGAGGTAACGTCTCTTCCGAGACCGCCCATAAATGGTGTAACTTTTTGTGACATAATTACCTTTCTATCATAATTTTAACCACAGGTCAAAATATATTTATTAGAGTGCCCCTAAGTCGAGTGTTGCAGCTAACTTGTCAACTGTAACTGCATTATCTGAAATATCAGATGTTCCAATTGGTGTAATTCCTGCTATACCAGCTGCAAGTGCAGCTGCATTAGAAGAACGAGTCGCCTCAACTGCATAGTAAGCAGAAGATTGTCCATCTAAAAGATCAGCATCTAATCCAGAGCCTGATCCGTCTACCGTTTTAATTTTTGTTAGCACGTCAGAAGCTGTATAATCAGAGGAATCAAGTTTTGTTGCGATTCCAGCAGCTAAAGCAGCTGCATTAGAGGAACGAGTAGCCTCAACTGCAAAATAAGCTGATGATTGACCATCAAGTAAATCTGCATCTAATCCTGACCCTGCACCATCTACAGTTTTAACTTTAGTCAACACATCAGAGGCTGTATAGTCAGCAGCATCAAGCTTGGTAGCAATCCCAGTAGCTAAAGAACCTGCATTTGATACAGTAGAAAAAGTAGAGTTAGCATAAGTACCAAAGTTATCAACAGTTGTAGTAAGGGTTGCTACATTGTCTTGCACTACATTAATATTAGAATTAAGTTGAATAAAGCCAGCTGATGCATTAGCACGCGTATCGTATACAGACCCTTGAACCCCGTCTAACAGATCTGCGTTCAGATTTGTGACAAGAGTTGTTGAAGCAACTGTAAATGGTGCAGTGCCTGTAGCAACTGTAGATTCAAGAGTTGATAGAACAAGATCGCCATATGAGAACGAGCCGTCGGTGATATCGATTGAAGCATTTGGTTCTGGGTCGTATTCATCAAACATTTTAAATTTTGCATCAGAAATGTCAAAGAACATGCCAAGATGTGTATATCCAGGTTCTGACTGTCCAGCATTACGGTTAGACACCCAACCTGTATCAACTTGT